CTGGAGAAGGAGGATCCTTTCAACTACCGCCAAGTGTTACCTCACTGGGAGGATGCCAGGAAACTGTTGGATGAGAAGGATCAAATTCTGATTAGTGGAGGCAACAGAAGCGGAAAGACAGCTTTCTCGTCCTGGTACGCAATCAAGTTAATGGTAGAGAAGCCTGGTGCCAGGGTTGCCTGTTTTTCGATGACTCACCAGAGCAGTATTCGGGATCAGCAACCTGCTTTGTATGAGATGTTGCCGAAGGAGTTCAAGACGATGAAGCGCGGCAAGGTGCAGAACGTCAAGTACACGCAAAAAAATGGATTTAGTGACGGGACCTTTGTGTTACCCAACCAGAGTCAGTGCTGGTGTATGGCATACCAGCAGCCCAGCGATGTGCTGGAGGGGTTTGAAGGGGATCTTGTGTGGTTTGATGAATTGGTACCATTTAGTTGGTATGAGACTGCGGCTTACAGGCTGGTGACCAGGAAAGGGAAGATGATTATAAGCGCAACCCCTATAACCGGCTTTACTCCTGTGTATGGATCGTTTGTGAATGGCGCCGAGCCCAGGCAAACCAGGAAGAGCCCACTTTTGCCTGACAGAGTGAATGTTTCCGGGTGCCCGAAAGGGACAATGCCTTACACGATGGATTGTATGGATGACAACAAGGGTGTGGTTTTCTTTTTCACATCGATGAATCCATATAACCCTTATGAGCAGATGGAAAAAACCCTGGCTGGAGAAAGTTCTTCCCAGGTAAAAATCCGCGCATATGGTTATACCGACAAAAGTGCAGGTAATTTTTTCCCGAAGTTTGGAAAAACTCATATTATACCCAGGGACAAGATCCCAACGAAGGGGACAAACTATATGTGCGTGGATCCAGCCGGTTCCAGGAACTGGAGTATGCTTTGGTTGAGGGTGGATGAGGATTTGAAGGCGTATGTTTACCGGGAATGGCCTGATCAGAAGAATTATGGCGAATGGGCGCTTCCTGGCGACAAGCCTGAAGGCGATATGGGGCCTGCACAAAAGCCTGAAGGGAGAGGTTTGAATGAGTATAAGGATTTAATTCGCGACCTTGAGGGAAATGAGGAGATATATGAGAGGCTGATTGATCCCAGGGCTGGAGGTAGCCAGGCAATGACTGCTGAAGGAGGCGAAACATTGATTGATCTCCTGGATGACGGTGATGAGCCAATGAGCTTTACCAAGGGTCCAGGATTGCCGATTGAACAGGGTGCGAGCGTCATTAACGAGTGGCTGAACTACAATCCTGATGAAAAGTTGAGTGTGATTAATCAGCCAAGTTTATATGTCAGTGAAGACTGTCAGAATTTAATTGATTGTTTAAAAGAATTTAGTGCTGCTGGAGGTGAAAAAAATAGATATAAGGATTTTGTGGACTGCCTCCGCTACCTGATGACCTATGACCCTATATATGTGGATGAAAACACATACAGGGCAACAGGAGGAGGAGGATATTTATGAGCCTGGAAGAGTTGAAGCAAAAGGACGGTGCATTGATCAGCCAAAAGGAGGCTGTGAGATATAGTGGGTGGTCACCAGGCTACCTGAAGAAGTTAATGGAGGCCGGCGCGATCAGGAGTTATATAACCCTGGGAGGGAAGGCCAAGGTTTTTAAAAATGACATAATAACAGAACTAGAGAGAGGATCAGTTTATGGAACAAAGTGACAAGTTAGTAAAAGCAAATGAGACGCCTGATGTAAAAGAACTCCAGTCGGAGTATCGGCGTTCCATTCACGAGGGGTTCACCAGTGAACGGTTGAGCTATAGTGACAAGCATCGCCTGGCAAAGTGGAACTCGCAGAGTGATGATTTCAAAAAGCACTCGGAGTATTTGTCCGAGGGGGACAGTGCGTTTCCCTGGGAGGGTGCAGCCGATACCAGGCAGAGATTAATAGACACAACCATCCGCAATCTCCTGGACATACTGATGGTGGCGTTTAATCGAAGCCAGGTGAAGATCAACCCGGTTGAAACTGGCGACCTGGAGGCAAGCACGGCGCTTAATCAGTTGTTTAGGTGGCTTGTGGGTTCAAGGTTATATAACGAACTCCAGCGAGAGGCTGAATTGTTTGGTGAGTATGCGTTGACCTATGGGTATAGCGTTATGTTTGTGGGTTGGGAGCAATCAAGCGCAATCAAGTTGCAGGAGATTAAGTTGGATCAGTTGCTGGCAATGTCCCAGGAAGCTGATCCTGAATCAATCACTGCTGAGTTGCCTGAGTTAATCCATAACCCGGATGCTGAGGACCAGGCTGCTGAATTATTTAAGGAGATCCTGGGAGTAAAGAAGACTCGCGCCAGGAAAATGATCAGGGAGTTAAGGAACACTGGAGTGACCCAGTTTCCTACTCCGTATATACACCGGAATCAGCCAACGGTTGTGGCTCTCAAGCCTTACGAGGATGTGAGCTTTCCGCCAGAGACATTGGATCTGCAAAAAGCCAGGGTAATATTTCGCAGGGTCTATATGACTGAGTTGGAGTTGAGGGCCAAGATCAATGATGATGGTTGGTCAAAAGAGTTTGTTGAGGCGGCGGTTAACACTGCTGGCAAAACAAGCGAATCGCTTACCAGGGACATATCTGTAAACAACCTGGTAACGAATGAGGCTGACTCAACAGAGAACCTGGTGGAGGTTATATATGCCTATACGAAGCAGTTGAATGAGGAGGATGTTCCTGGTGTTTACTGCACTATATTCAATGCCTATGCAACAGGTGACGGTGAGGACGACTTGTATGCAAAGCACGAGTTGCTTGATTACGCTCATTGCCAATATCCGTTTGTGGAGTTTAGGCGTGAACGTCCAGCCAGGAGGGCTATAAGTGAGAGCCGGGGAGTGGCTGAAATTAGTGCTTGTCACCAGGCTGAACTAAAAGCGCAAAGGGATAGCATTATTGATCGTACAGCCCTGGAGACTATTCCTCCTGTGCAGTACAACCGGCGCCTGGGGATGGCTAACCACCTTGGACCGGCTGTGATGGTCCCGGTGCATAAGCCAGGAGATTATCAACCGTTGCAATTGACTGCTGGTGTACCGGCTACGTCAATGCAGGTGATTGAGTTGATACTCCAGGATGTGGCGGATTATTATGGATTGTCGCATCCCAATATTCCACCAGGGAACACCACAATGAAACAGCAGGCGATGATTAATAATTGGTTGTCGTCCTGGACAGAGATATATCAACAGATGCTGGTGCTGACCTTGCAATACCTGGAAGGGGAAGACCTTGCCAGGATTATAGGATTCCAGTTGCCAGAGATGGATCTGATGCTGATGCCTGATTTCATTCTGAAGTTTGATGCCAGGGATCTCAATGATGATTATGTGATGAAGAAGCTGGAGATCATTGCACAGCAATTGTTGCCAATGGACGCTGGCGGAAGCATCGAGAGAAACGCCTTAATGTCCAAGATGGTGCGGTCCATAGCACCTGACCTGGCTGATGAAATCCTGATTGACCAGGGAAGTGCCTCACAAAAGATATTTGATGAGGTCAAGTCTGAGGTTGGAGGTATGATGCTGGGCAACGAGGCCACTTACAGGGAAAATGATCCTGCGGCACAAACCAGGTTGCAGTACTTCCAGGAGATTGTTCAGCGCAATCCAAAAGCCCAACAGGCTGCTGGTGAAGATGAGCAGGTTGCGGCTTTGTTTCAGAATTATCAACAGAACCTGGAAATGAGCCTTCAACAACAACAAAACGCCCAGATAGGGAAGATAGGAGTTAAACAGGTGCAATGACGCCTCAATTAATAAAAGAAAAGTTAGCAATAGGAACTGCTGAAGACCAGTGGATGGCTATAATGGCTATTTTGGATCAAGCGGCTGAAGCGGAGATAGGATTCATATGCGGATCTGGTGTGACTCCAGAAGAGAGAACACACTCGGCTGGACGCCTGGATGCCTTGCTATCGACCAAGAAACTACTGGAGGATGAGAAAGAAAACTCTATCAAAACATTATAGTACAATACATTTGATGACATAAGCTGAGTACTGTCTCTTGTCACATCAACCCGTTGCTTCGTTATAGGGGGCAACGGGTTTTTCTGTGTCCTTGCCCTACAAGGATCCTGACAGGTTTCTGGCTACCTTAATTGCCTGGATATTATGGCTGAAGAGCAAAGCGAGGCGCTGACCGACTCGCAGAATGACGGTGACGGTCTGAATAATTTAAGTGGTCTTATAGACCAAGCGGGACTTGCGCGGATGTTTGCCGGTGACGGTGAAGCCGAGCAGGAGGCAAAAGAACCCGAGCCTACGCAAACCGCAGAACAAGAAGCTGAACGGGAGGAGGAACCGGATAACCAGCCATCGAGTGATGGAGGAGGTGCCGGGGAAACCGAGACTGATCTTTCTCATAGCGATACTGAACAGGTATCGGAGGACGGGGATAAACAGGATGGGCTGTTGAAGCGCATCAACAAGTTGACCGCAGTCCGCCGCCAGGCCGAAGACCGGGTAACCGAGCTTGAAGGCGAAGTGGCAGATTTAAGGGGCCAACTTGATGATGTAAAGGCCACCCCTTCCCCTGCTCCCAGGTCAAATGGCAAATACCAGGATCTTAAAACGGTCCAGGCAGTTGACCAAAAGATCCAGGAAGCAGAGGAGATCAACGACTGGGCGGAAATGAATCCACTTGGTGTAGTTGATGGGGAAAAGGAGTACAGTGCTGAGGATGTGGCTCGCATCAAGGTTAACACTCGCAAGGCGATTCGAGAGATGAAATCCAGGCGAGAGGGAATCCAGGTTGAAACACAAAACTCGGCAATGGTTGATGACGCTTTTCCTTATTGGAAAGACCGGACATCGCCAATGTACCAACAGGCACAGGAGATAATCCGCAACAGACCAGACATAAAGCATTCCCCAACCTGGAAGATGGATGTGACGATGTACCAACTTGGGTTGATGGCGTTCCAGGAGTTAATGGACTCCAGGGGTAAAACAAAACAAGCAAGGAAAGCACCAGCACAACCATCCTCTCCTGCGGCGGCACCTAAAAAGTCCAAAGCACCGACTGCCAGGGATGTATTTCTAAAGAGAGGAGATCAAGCCTCACTAACCGAAGCATTAAAGGAAATTATTTAAAATGGCACAGCTTTTTGAGCATAACTTCCAGGGTAGCGGAAGCGGCGTAACAGCCGGCGATCCTGGTCCAAGCAAACGGGAAGACCTCGCAGATTATATTGCGCTAATAGACGCAAAAGATTGCCCATTCACCAGTATGGTGCCCAAGGGTAAAGACCTGGGCAATATGTTCCATAGGTGGCAGGTTGATCAATATGAAGAGCCCACTACTGAGGGTTTTGTAGATGGGATTGACGCCCAGACAACCGGTCACGCATCCGCTGGGGTGCAGGAAGATGGAGTGTCTGTTTCTCACGGTTTGAATTATGGGCCCTTGGTCTCTAATCATCGCCGTAATTCTAATGAACTGTCCAACTTTGGTCAGTACTTCCGCCGGGCAACTAAGGTTTCGCCTTTGTCGGCACAGGTTACAACCCCTGCTGGTGAGCGTGATTTGTTAGCCGCTGGTGTTGCCAAGAAGACGGTTGAGTTGAAGCGTGATATGGAGAAGACTTTCCTCTCCAACAACGCGCCTCAAGTTGGTACCGCTTCTGTACCCTATAAGACTCGTGGATTGGGATCTTGGGTTGCAAACTATGGTAGTGACCAGACGGTTGGCTCATCCATTTACGCATCTGAACTTAGCCCATCGAGTGAAGCGACTGTGGATGTAACGGGTGCTGATAACTCAAATGACCTCACCGAGGGTAAACTTCAGAATATTCTGGAAGAAGTTTACAATGTGACTGGTCGTGTTCGCAGTTATGACTTCATTTGCGGAACCAAGATCAAGCGTTTCGTGACTGAGTTAACATCGACCTCTGTTGAGGCGTCTGCTGATGCCGCAGGTGATAACACTACCGGTGCTGCAACGGGTGTTCGCACCTTTAACCAGGAACTGAACAACACCGTCTTCAAAAACACCATCCAGGTGTTTGAGGGGGATTTCGGCACCTTGACATTGATGGTCGATTCGTTCGTGCCAGATTCCTACACTGGTTTTGTCATACCAATGGAGATGGCTGAGATCCGCTACGGTATGCTTCCTCGCGTCCAAACTATTCCCAACTCGGGATCTGGTGAGGGCCGTATTGTGGAAGCCGTCGCCAGTTTGGTGGTTCGCAATCCTAAAGGATTCGGCAAGGTCTACGGCGGATAATGCTAGTTGACCTGTCTGACCTAGACGAGGCTACCCTTGATGGAGTCATCAAGGAGTTTAAGATGGGTTGGGAACAGAAGAAAGTTCAGGCGAGAGTTGAACAAAAGCAACTCGGAGTTTTGAACAGCAAGGATCACAAGGGGATTAACGGTCTGGGCCAATTGAAGGCCCAGATCACCCCTGAATCCTATCACTACTGGGGCCAGAGGTTGGGATATAGTTGCTGGTCCGATAAACGTTTTGTGGATGGTTATTTGAGGGACAATCCACAAGCCAGGACAAAGGGGGGTGCCACTAGGATCCAGGTAGGCTACTCAAGCGCCGCCCCGAAGTACCGCAAGGTATATGCTTAGTCTTGATTTTGGAACGGTCTTGAATGGGGTGGCTCAGTTAGCCGGCCTGGACCGAGACAACCTACCTGGACATTTTTTTAAGCAGGTCAGAGACCTGGCAAACAGGCGCCTGGCAATTGCCTGGATAGCCGTTCCCTGGCCTGACCTGGTAAGGGTCTTAAACCTTACCGGCACTAATGATGTTTTCACTTTGACAAGTGGGATTGGGGAAGTGATCGAGGTGTACAGCAAGGATCCTTTAACAACCACAGAGGCAGTGCCTGTATCGTTTAGGTTGTATGATACTGGATCAGCCAGGCAATTGATTACCAGGGGAGGTCAGTCCAGTGTTTATGTTGAGTACAGGATAACCAGGACAGATTTGACTGGGGATGTATGGGCTGCTGGAACATACAATATTGGGGTTCAAGCCTATAACAATAACAATTTTTATACAGTTAATGCCTCAAGCACAACACAGGAACCTCCTCACGCAAACTGGGACAAGGTGGAAATCTCTTCCAGGTTTACGGGTTACCTTATCCAGGGGATATATTCTGATTACCTGAAAAGCAATGGTACCAAGGATGATGTTGAGGATGTGAAGGCAGAGGAAATTTTAAGCCTGGAGATTGACAGTGTTCTCCGGGAGCAGGGTCAGATTAGAAAAACAATAGTAGCAACATATTAAATTTATGAAAGTAAGAGTAATAGGAGGTTCAACAAACATAAACAGCAGTGTTTCTGCTGGGGCACAGACAAGTGCCGGGATTGAAACTAAAACGGCAATTGAAGAAAACGATTACAGGAAAAGTTTCACAATAACCAATATGGCCACAACCAAGTTGTATGTTAAATTGGGCGCTTCTTGCACTAGTTCAAGTTTCCATTTTGTGTTGCCACCTTGTGGCGCCGAAGATGATGGAACTGGAGGGAGTTTGAGTGTGGATGGTTTCAAGGGGTCCGTTTCAATTGCCTCCGGTGGAAGCGGTGGCGGACGCTATACTGCTGTTGAGTTTATTTAAGGAGAAAAAAAACTATGGGTGCAAAATTTAGCAGTGGTGGAGGGGCCACAATATTTTACGATAAGACAGACTCTCCTGGTGAAATTGTCACAGAACTCGTCAACTCGACAGACGGTCAGGGACTTCATTTT